TGTTACTTTTTTCTAAAAAGTAATCTAGACGTTCTGAACCGTTCCAACCGCCCTAGAATATGCCCCAGTAATATCAGGAGGGGTTACTGTAGCAGTTGACCGTTGCATGTCTTGAATATACGGTTGTTGTGTTGGATACACTTGCGATGTTCCTAAGGGATTAAGTCCATTAAACTTGTCCATAAAGTTTCCAGCAGCCGCCGGTATAGACCGACCAATATTCATTAAATCATCCGGAACAATAGCTGACATAAATTCACTAAGACCGCCGCCTCGTTGCCGCATACCTCTTCGGCCCTTGCGTTTACTTTTCTTAAACCAGTTTAAGCAGCCGCCTTTCTTACTTCTCTTACCGCCAAACTGTGGGTTTGAAGGCATCGGGGGATTTGGTAAACCGGATGGAACGCCATTATTACTTAATGGTAAATAATTGCCGTTAGGATTCAAATCTCCTGCATTATAAGGTGAACCGACGAGAAAAGCTGGAGCATGACCACCGTGCATCATGTATTCGCTGTGAATATGATGACGCTTGTGGCCACTTCGCTTGTGACCGCTGTGCTTGTGCCCACTTCGCTTGTGCCCACTTCGCTTGTAACCGCTGCGCTTGTGCCGGTGCATGCGTCTCGTCCTTTGTCCATGACGCCTACCTCCTTTTATTTTTTTTGTTCTATGACTCTTTCGTGGCATTTATATAATAAAAAAATATTATTATTTTATTATAGTTTATAGTTTATACTACTTTATAATACTTTATTCGATTTCTACATGGGTTAATAAATGCCGACGACAGCACATCTTTTTAATCTGTAAGTTGTCTAAAACCTCCCCTTCGGCGGTTTTCTCGGCATGGACTTTGGTCAAATAAATGACATCACTCACGCCCGACGCTAGCTTCTTTTTCCGCACTTCACGTTCATAAGCCCGATAATAACTGCTGATTTCTTTGCCGCAAGAGAAACATCTGACTGGTAAGAGCATTTTGTACTGATTTATATATAGTTAATAAAATTATCTATAAATCAATTTTTTAGCATATTAATTATGTATTTTATGCCAGAATATTTATTACAGAAGTATGAACTACATCGCCTGAATTTGGTATGTTTACCCAATTAGAATTAACATTCGCTTTGGTATAAAGTTGCAAATTTGTTCCCGCACCTACGAAGGAGCCATCTTTAAGTTGTACGAATGAATGAACATATTGACTATTTGGTATAAGCGTCCATTCAGCTTGCTCAGTAGTTGCCGGCCGAGTATATACATGATTATTACCGCCAATGCCTGCAATTAGTTTTTCGCCCTCAAGAGTAATTAATTGCAAAGACCATACCTGTCCGGATCCAGGAATAAATGACCAATCATCATCATTTAAAGTCGCTCGGTAATACAAATAACCACCAGTGCCACTTCCTATAATTGTGCCACCGGGTAATTGAACTATACCGTATACCTTACCAGGCTGGCGAGAGATCATAATGTATGGATCTTTTGGATCAAGTGATTTTTTGGTATGCAAATCACCATTCACCGATGAGGCTAAGAAAGTGCCATCCTTCAATTGTATTATTTCTAAAACCGCACCACCTGCTTCGGGTTGTCGATCAGTCCAGGCTTCATTCAAATTGGAGGTTGGTTTAGTATAAATACGTCTATTTGAGCCGACAGCTAAAAGAAATTCCGTCATTTTCGGTACAGGACACAATTGATTAAATCTACTGTCTGCCCCCATTAACATATCAAGCATTGGACCGGTATAATTCGTATCAGCAATTTTATCTTCTAATACACGGTTGAATCTATTTAGATTGCTTTTACAATTTGTCTTGGGAAATACATCCTCTTTAATTAAACGTTCACGACAAGCAGGTGAAACAGATGAGGCTTTCTTGTCATTTTTAAGGGAAATACACGGATCATTATGCTTTCTTACTTTTTTAATACCTAACCCACCAGGCCAATTATTCGGATTAGGACCATGACACATAAAACGATTATCTCTAAAAATTTTTAACCAAAATTCTGACGATAAAAAATCAACTAATTGTTTTTTCGTAAAAACCTGTCCTTCTTTTTCTTGAGGGGTCATATTTTTAATCTGTTTGTATATATTGCTAATCCAAGTGGTATCTTTACAGCCGGTTGTATCAATCCAGAGTTTCTTTACACAGCGTAACGGAATTTCGCCTTGATACATGTTCGCGTTATCAGGCACCTTAATGCAAGGGTCGGGCCAGGTGAATTCATCAGGACCATAACATTTCATCAAGGTTTCATCATCATCCGCCGTCGTCCAGCTTTTGAAAGTTTTTAATAAATCTGATTTAGGGACGGTATTATTTGCCAATGCATAAGAATCCGTTATGGTGCTAGGATACATACAGCCCGAATCGGTAAAGAGTTTGGTCATGCAGCGAGCCGAGAGACCAATACTAGTATCCGACGTATTATAGCACGGCACCGGCCAGTTTGATTGATTCGGCCCATAACAATTCGCGTAATTCGGCTCATCTGTCAAGAACTCGTTAAACTTCACTTCAATCTCCGCTTTACTTACATTTTTAAGGGAAGATACTAAAGCCGGGTTAATATATCTCGCATTCGGACATGTCGAATTGGTCCACAGGCGTTTAATGCAGCGTTCGTCAACACCAGTATCCATATCTCCAAAGCCTGCACACGGGTTCGCTGCATTGCCGATACCTTTACCACAACTGCCGTAACATTCATTCTTATAAGAATAATAAGAATAATCAATGTCTTTACGGTTCTCATCGACTAGAAAAGTCGGGCCTTTTGCATTTCCTGCGACACATTTCGTCCCATTTAATAAAACACAGCAACTGGTTTGATTACAATGCTCGGCTGTTAAAGTGCTACATTGATTATTTAAAGTAATATTATCGGTATAACTATTACAAAAGCCATCACTAAATTTCTTACCGGTGAAAAAAGTATTACCCGTCTCTTTGCTGGTCGTATCGACAACCGCGCTGTAATCAGGTGGACCACCTGTATCACCATAGGCCGAATCATATTCTTTATTCGCATCATCAACATAACCGGATATTTTATCCAACAAACCAGGTAATACAGCTTGAACCTTTGACGTATCAACACCCGCCGCTTTTAATTTATTCACTGCGCTTGAAGCTATATCAGCACCTACAGCAGCATATTTATCAGCGTCATTACCTTCTCTTATTCCATTATTGAATTTTAACCATAAAATGCCTAAAAATATTAGTATTACCATAATAATTATTATTAAGGTACTAGATTTCATCCTATAGAATGCCATATTATACTATAGGAAGAAATATATAAAAAATTTATTGCATATGCCAAGATTGGCCAGGTTTTGGAGCACAATCATTCATAAGAACATGGTCGCCTCCATCATCGCTTAAGACATCCACACATTTTTTCGGTCCTGTAAAATTGTTAGTTAAATTATTTTTCCCCTGTGCATTCGTAGTATAACTCCATTGTTGACCGCTCATCTTACCACAATTAGCCATAGTCAAATATTTTTTAGTACCATCACCTAGTATATCCAAACACATATTCGAACCCGACAAATTATTTTGAAAATAATAAGTGTCCTTATAATTTTGATTAGGTACTTTAAGCCATTGTTGACCAGTTGCATCTCCTTTACATTTTCTCATAACTAATTTATTCTTTTGGCCATCATTCAGAATATCCAGGCATTTTGATGACCCGGTTGAATCATTAAACATTTTTTGTTTCACAGGAGCGGCCGCAGTGGCGACCGTTTTAGCATTTGGACTGACTGCCACTCCGGAGCCATAACAAAGCGGTACATTAGCAGTCGCTGTAGAGTCTAGTTTCGGGTCGGAATCCGCTGAAAGTTTCACGGAAGTTACTACCTCACTAATCGCTCTTTGCACAGCCGTCTTAGCAAAACCGTTCATATCAGATACATACTGATTAGTAATCAGAGGCGGCGCTTTATTTGGACAGCCGACCTCATTATACATTTTAATCATGCACTCTTTAGAAACGCTCATGCTATCACTCAAATATTTATCACAGGGATTACTGGGGTCGCCTTTACATTTTATTCGGCTGTCCTCATCATTTTTACTGATGCCACTTATGAGGTTTTTTGCCGTAGTCGTTAAATCATTCTCAATAAATTTCTTTGACGTTTTACTATTATTATAAACATAGCTATCATTTATGATATGATCAGGTGAAGGATTTGTGCACCCGGCCTTATTAAACATTTGAACCATGCAAGCTTTACTAATATTTGTGCTGTTATCCCCATATTTGCCACATTGCTTTTGGTATTGATTCGTGGCATCTTGACAGCCACTGCCATAACATTTATTCCGATACAAGTAATAATAATAATCTATCGCATTGCCCTGATCTGTCAAGTAGGTGGGTCCAGTAGCATCACCTGAGACACATTTCGTACCATTTAATAAAATACAACAGGACGGTAAATTACAATTCTCTTTACTGAGGGCTTTACATTTCTCATCTATAGTTGGAAAATCGCCTTTACTGATTTTGCAAAAGTCGTTGGCATAATCACTTCTTAAAATAGATTTAGTAGAGCAGCCGCTGGTTAGAATTAATGAGGTGTCGGGTTTCAAACCGGTCGTCACTGTATCAGGTACGTCGATACCATTACCATAGACCTGACGCCACTGCGGTAGAACTGGCTTTTTTATAGCAATAGCTGATGCAATCGTATCTAGGACCGAACTGACTTTACCTCCTATATATTCTACATCGTCGGACGCCCTCTTCCCGTACTCATTTGCTTTCTTTATTCCTTTCTCTCTGGCTTCTTTATCCTTCTGTCGTCGAATTGTAACATATTGAGATTCCGTATCTTGTCTACCGTCTGCTCTTGAATAATAGCCTTCATATATTTTACAGTTACCACTCCATAAAACGGCTAAAATGATTAAAACTAATAGAAATGCTAGATTTATTTTTATATTTATATTGAATTTCATGTATAATAAGAGTAGATTCTTTTTTTTTATAGTGATAGTGATAGCTCTTGCAACTGGTAACCCTTCGTCGTTTTCACAATCTTATGTTGTAAGCCGGAGTTGTGCATCTTCTGATGACAAGCCTCGCAAATATTGAGTAAATTCGCCGCATGATTTTTGTGGAATGTCTCAATATAATTATTCTTCTCTTTACTAGCGTTTTTCTGATGCTGTAAATGATGGACTTCGCTGGCTTTATTGACCCGACATAGTTCACAATTACCGACTATTTTCTTTGCATTAAAATGCGACGGTGACAAGGCCAAGACATTCTGGGTTTCTTGGTGATATTTCATCCGAATAGCGTGCGCTCGGTCTAAAAAGGCATCGGGTAAATGGAGCGATTTACAAACTTCTAAACCATACATACTTTCGCCGGGTCCGTCCCGCAACTTCCTATCGTAGACGAGCGCATTGGTTTTTTTATCATAATGTACCGCCATATGCAGCATTTTCAATCGGGTCAAGGCTTTTATTTCTTCATATTTATTAATTTCGTGAAAATGCGTGGCGAATAAAAAAGTACTATTACGCTCGTGCAGAATTTCTAGACCAGCCGTAAAAATACTCAGAGCTGAATCGCTCTCCGTGCCGGAACAGAGTTCATCACCTAAGACCAAGCTATTTTGATTGGCCATTGTGAGAATGGTCCGGAGCTCGGTCATTTCGACCGCAAAGGTGGAGAGACCCTTGAAGAGATTATCGTTACCAAGAATACGAGTAAAAATAGATTGGTATGGCTTGTAGGTGAATGAGGCACATGGGACATATAACCCTGCTTGAGCCATGATAACGGCGATGCCGACCGATTTGATGAAACTGGTTTTACCGACGGCGTTGGTGCCATACAATAAAATACCATACGGGGGTTCCACCCCCACGCCCCCTACCGCAGAGCTTGGTGATAATCCGTTTAACAAGGGGGCAGAGCTTGGTTCAATGGGGGGTTGTGGG